GCGGGGACGGATTACAAAGCTGCGATGTTTTGCCCGAAGCTTCGTGAGAGCATCATGGGGCTTGCGCGGCCCACAGAAGGTCAACCGGTGGCGTCACTGTTTGGTGCGGGGATCGGTGGCGGATCGTTGAAGCCTTGCGGTGCGGGCATTGGGGTGCGCGGTGGTCGTTCGCGCGGGAAGGGATCGGGGAGCCGGTTGCGGCTCTGGGAATGCGGCTGTGGCCAAAAGGTTCGCGTTGCGAGCATGACATTCGACGCAACGCATAATCCTTGCGGTACTGCATTCGAGTGTAAATAGAGAACCTATGGCCCCGTGGTCGAATTGACCACGGGGCGTTTTTCTGGTACACGTTAAACCTGGAACTTGGAGAACACGTTATGACACGGGAAGAATGGCTTTGGGTTTGGTTCAAGCTTTGGTTCTGCGGACTGGCAATGCTTCTGACGTATATGGTGCACTAATGCTTAACATTTGCACCCGCCGCATTGGTGGCTTACGCTTTGTCAAGATTGGACGTTTCTGCTTTTGCTTCTGCATAACGCGGGAATATCGGTCATTGTGAGCTATTGCCCCGCGTTTAAACGCGGGGCAATGTCGCACAATCCCGTGCAACTTGGAGAGAACCTATGACAACCGAAACTAAAGAAGCATGGCAAGCGCTGCCGATGGTTAGCGTTTCTTTTGCGGAGAAAATGATTGCGTGGAACGTGGACGTTGCCGAACGCAAGGCAACCGATAAGGCACACGATCAATACCGCCTATCGGAAAGCAGCTATGGTGCCACGCAAAGCGCGGTAATCGTGCTCCGCGCCAAGGGGTTCCAGCAATTGCGGAGCATGCTCCGGGAAAGGCGTATGTATCGCGGCGGGGATAATCCGGGCCAGATATACGCAACCGATTGCAAGCCTATCTATATCCATCATGGTGACCACGGGGCGTTGGAATGCGTTTGTATCGCAATGTCCCATAGGGATATTTGACCGCAAGCGATAGCCACGCTATAAACGCGTGGCTATATCGTGCGGCCATACCGGCGGCATAACCTTGGAGAGAACACATGAAAAACCGTTTCGCTGTCACATACGAGATTGTTACGCCAGAAAGCGCGGAGCATGGCGACGTTGAAGAGCATGGCTATGTGCTGCCGGGCGGCTGGAGATATGACATTGATACCGTGCTGGCCGATAAGGAAGGCGAATACAGAATGACGCTTAGAGAAGCCATTGGCCTAGTGGGATGCTTGGAATATACCAGCAATGCGCGCTGTTATGCGGAAGCTGATGGAACCTGCGATTACATAGACGGTTCCCATGAGCGGAAAGCGCTGCACTTGCCTGAGAACATTACGCCAGCGAGCCGCCGACGCGTGGATCGTATCCTGCGAGCGGAACGCTTTTTTATCTGATTGCGAACTATTGCCCCGCGTTTAAACACGCGGGGCAGTGGTGCGCAATAGAGCGCAACTTGGAGAGAACTCATGACTGCTAAAATTATCGTTGGATATGTCGGAAAAACGCTAGGTGACGGGATGGGCGTTGATAAGCACGGCACCACCTCGCGCCGCGAATTGACCACGTTTGACGGCGTGGTGCTCGGAACGTGTTTCCTGTCCAAAAAATGGCCAATGCGCCGGTCCTATCGCGGCAGCCATATGTATCAAATATACGCCCATATCAATGGGCGAGATTACACCGGGCGGGGTTTTGGAGAAGGCATGAGTGTGGTTCTACGTGAGACAGCGGAAAGCAAAAGGAAGCACTTGACAACGGATTAATGCGCAATTAATCTGGACAAGTCGAAACCAAAAACCTGGAGCTAGAGAACACATGAACAAGACACGCCAAAAGCAAATCGACAAGGCAATCGCCTTCCTTGAGGAAGCAAAAGCCTTGCTCGATACCGCGCAATCGGAAGAGCAGGAATTTTACGACAATATGTCGGAAAAGGCGCAAGAGGGCGAGAAAGGCGAAAAGGCAAGCGAAGCGGCCAACGCGTTACAGGAAGCGGCGGATTATTGCGAGCACGCAATTGATAGCTGCAATACCGCGAAGGGTGACGAGGAATAATTGGCAAGCTATAGGCCACGCGTTTAAACGCGCGTGGCTTATGGCGTGGCAATGAAAGCGCGACCACGCGCGCAACTTGGAGAGAACTCATGCGATCCGCTAAACAATCCCGCAATACCTATCCGCGTTTGGAAGCACGGCATTTTTGGTTCATTGCGACCACAATTGCCGATATGAAACACTGCATTGACCATACCGCATGGAAGGCGATTGCAGAGCAATTCGCCAAGGAATGCCAGCGCAACAGCGCAATGAATGCGAACGGGAATAAGACGTTCAAGCCTGACTTGTTCCGGCAAGCTTGTGGACTTGACAGCTAATTCACTCTGCATTAAGACAGCAACAGTGCAATCCTGCACAACTTGGAGAGAACCTATGGCACTCATTTTGAACCCTGCTCACTATCGCATCATTGGCACTGGAATGCCGGTTGCGCGGTACAACGTCGAAAGTCTGTTGGACGCTGGCGCAATTGAATGCGCAATGGCCAATGGCAACTGGTGGCGTATTCGCCGCAACGGCGCAACGCAGCGCTGGAAGAAGGATACCAGTCGTATTCGTATCCCGTTCAAGATGGGACTGAAAGGATACGGCGCAATCACGGAAACTGATTTCATCGAAGGGTGAGCTATTGCCCCCTCGCGTGGTTTAAACGCGGGGGGCAATGTCGCACCATTCTGGTGTAACTTGGAGAGAACCTATGCAGAAATTTCGTGCTGATACCGCTAAGATACAACAGGACGGCGCGACCGTATGGAGCGCAAATTGGATGGGTGGCCCAGCATTGGCAAAGATCGACAATTGCCGGCTGGAGAACCTGCAAGGGGATATGCGCCGTACCGTTTACATCATTGGAGAACCTGATACGTGGTTTAGCATTCCAGCCGTATGCAAGCTGAGTGGCTGCCGCGTCAAAGGATACGTGACAGGTGACGACGATGGGAACCTAGTGTTTCGGCATTGCTACTATTGATACACTTTAGCCGCCGCGTTTAAACAACGCGGCGGCTAATGCGTGTCAATGGTGGCACAACTTGGAGAGAACTCATGACGAAACGTAAAGCTAAGGAAGCGGAGGAACCATGCCGCTGGTTTGCAATGTGCGACAATCCCGCAACCGATATGGTACCGCATTCCATTTTAGGTGACGTGCCAGTGTGCGAGCGATGCAAGGCATGGATCGCCCGTATGGAAAAGAAGTAGGAGAGAACCTATGACATGGGTGGTACAAATCTTGTTGACGGACCAAACATATGTTTTGCATGGGCCGTTCAACAGCCTAGAGAACGCAGAACGCTATGCACGCGAATATGTGGAGCATAACCCGCGCGTTGGATCGCAGGTAATGGCACTGCACAGACCACATGGAAGGTAGAGAACCCATGATCGCAAGGGAAAGGATAGCGCTCGCCTTGAAAGAGGCGGGCGCGAATGGCTTGACGCTGGCGCAAATCGAAGCGCTGCTATACGGCGATAGGGAAGATGGCGGCCCGGAGGATACGCGAAACAATATACGCGTGTTCATGTACCAGTTGCGGCAAGCCGGGTTTCCGCTGGAACGCGTCATCACTTATAGAGTGAAGCCCCGCCGATGAAAAATGCGTTTAAACTCACAAAACTTATCGAAGCTGGCGAATGGCCATGGCAAAAGGGCCTAGACGGTATGCCGCCCGCTGTGGAAGCTAGAAAACGCAAGGCTTGGGGCAGCGCCAAGGCGAAGCTGGAGAACGGCATGAAAATCAAAATCGAGCTAGGCGATCCGCCGCCTGACAGAGAACCCATCGCATTGACCACCACAGCCGCGCGCAATGATTATGCGCGCGGTTATGCATTGGGGCAGGGGCATAGATACCGCGCGGAACCACACCCCATTGTGGACGCGTTCACTTTAGGTTATGCCGAAGGACTAGCTGCGCTCAAAAATCGCTTGGAGGATTGAGAGAACCCATGAGCCGAAACGAAAAATTTACCGGAAAGATGCATACGCACGATCCGGTTGTGCTGTCCGTGACGAACCAGAAACAAGCCGAACGGCTGGTCGCCATGCTCGATATGATTGACGAGCACGCGCGGCAAACGCCATCCACAGGTTTAGTTATTATTGGAGTGAGCGAGGATATCGGCGCGCGGGTAATCCTGTGCCGGGGTTGCCTCGAAGAGGCACGGCAAGCGCTGCTCAGTGCCGCCGACACCATGCGCGACCTGATCGCCCACCCCACCGTGGAAGAGGCAGAACGAGAGAGAACCCATGGCCAAAAATGATGAGTCTGTTTATTATCCTATCGCGGCCTATGTGCCATGGGGCGAGCGGATCGCGATTGCAGCCATCATAGCTGCAATTATTATCGTGTGCATTATGGTGCCCGCCTGACTTGACAGACCATATGCGACCCGCTAGGTGTGGGTCATCGTTCAACAAACACAGGAGTACAGACGTTATGGCTAAAGCACCACAGACGCAGGGGACCACGGTGGGCGGTTTCCAGATTTCATTCGGCGAAGCCCCACCGGAGGTGGTCCGGCGTGTCGGAGCGGCCACCAGCCCCGTTGCGGAAGCAATGAAGGCGATGCCCGCGCCGCAGAACGGCAAGATCGCACAGTTTTTTGTGCCTGTGTCGGTCCCCGACACCATCACTGATCCGACTGAGCGGGAAAAGGCGCTCAAGGAAGAGGCGCGCAAGACTTCCAACCGCCTGTCCGGAATTGCGCGGCGGATCGCGAAGGGTGACGACAGCGTGAACTTCGCGCTGCGGACGAAGAAGGAAGGCGACGAAATCGGTATTCGCGTGTACCGCATCGCCCCGGTAGCTGCGACGGCCTAACGGCTTAGTCTGACATACGTTAGGCTTTTCGCTGGCGATGCCCTCCGTACCCCCGTGCGGAGGGCATTTGCTTTTTATAGGAGGGCAATGTGTTTAAACTCGCGGATATCGTTGACCCCGCCGCCGTGCTGGAGCGGTTCATCCAGCATAACCAAGTCACATCTAAATTAAATCCAGTGGTCGGCATGACCATCGCGCGTATGATTGTGCAGGAGCAAGCTGAGAACACATTGGCGACGATGGTAGAGAACTCATTACGCGAAGCCTATGCCATGTACCTGTTGACCAACGGCGAACACGCCGACGCTGGCGCGGATCGCGACAATTGGGAAGCGGGATTAGATGATGTTGTAGAGCAAGTGTTTTTGCCCTATGAGAAAGCCGTGAGTGCCGACTGGTTTGGACGTTCAGTCATCGACACCCGTTTAAACGAGAGGCCACAGACGGGCGCTGATGCGTTCCGGCGACTGGCCCTTAGCTTCGCTGCCGAGGTGTGGCATAATCTCATCCACGTGCTTCAGGATGGCGAGGAAGGGGAAAAAGAGGTGGTGGAATTGACCACCCCTAAAATCTTGTCGGCGGTTGGCATTGTCCGCTCCGATATCGAGGCGTTGATAGCCGAACAACCTGAAACACAACCGAAAGGAATATCAATGACGAAGCCAATGACCGAGGTGACCGAAGACTTGAAAAGCTTCATCGAAATGAGCGGCATGGGCCAGCCCGATGCCGTGGCGTTGCTGGAGAACGCAATCGACAGCGATGACGGCTTGGCGCTGTCCGGTATCAGCCAGCTAGGCGGCACTATCGACGACGCCAACGCATTGCGCAAGTTTGTCCGTGAGCAATTCGAGTGTGACGCTGCGGACCTGTACAATGTCATCGTGCATGGTGCGACAATCTCCGCACCGGCATCCAACGGAAGCGATGAGGACGAAGACGAAGAAGAGGAAGACGAAGAGGCGGCGCTGGCGGCGATGATGGGCGAACTACCGCCGCCGATTGACCCCAAGCTGGTGAAGCATCGCAAGATGCGCGACAACAAAGAGCCGTTGATCGGTGCCATTCCGGTCAAGGCGTTCCAGTTGATCCGCGAATTCTCCAACGTCAGGGACGAAGACGTGGGCGCGATGCTGGGTGTCAGCCGACAGACGTTCATCAACTATAGCAAGGGCAAGCCGCAGTTGATGCCATCCGATGAGCAGCGCAACGCGTTGCTCGCGATGCTGCAAGCACAGCGCAACGGCATTGATGAAGCGTTTAAACTCATCAATGAAACGACGCGTAATCCCACGTCATCGTCTGGAATACGTGTACCGTTTGGAGGGCCGAAGTGACCAAATTCACCCGCGACGAAGTTGCGACCGAACTCACGAAGGTGTTGACGGATAAAGGCTTGCTCATCGAAGCGGGCTTTGCGGCGTTCCGGCATTTTGTCATTCCACCGGATGCGCCGCATAAGCAAGTGCTGCTCGTACGTCATGCCTATATGGCGGGCGCGGAGCACTTGTTTTCGTCCATCATGAACATCATGGAGGAAGGCGCGGAGCCGACGCCTGCCGACATGCGCCGCATGGACCTTATTTATAAGGAAATCATGCAATGGCGTGAACACATCAAGCAACTGACAGAGCAATGACGGCGAACGCTACCGGCAGCGGAGAAAGCAGGGACTTCCTCAAGCGCGTCCTAGACGCGCTTGATATGCCGTTGCTGGAAGCGTCCCACCGTTTCGATATCCCGCTCAAGACGCTCATTGCGCTGCATAAGGGAACGCGGGCGGAAATTGCCGCCATCGACCATGATGAATTCTGGGTTTTGCTGGCCGGTTATGTGGACGACCGGCTGGCAAAGCTTCTGTCCGTTCGCGAGGAAATGCAACGCAAGCTGAACACCGAACGGACGCGACGGGCGGCGCATAGGCTAAGGATGGAAAGCAGATGATCTATGACACGGGTTCTGTTGTCATCGCCGCTCCGTCCATGCAGGCTGGACGTGACGCCATCCGGCAATATGGCGTCTATGATATTCCCTATCCGGAAGACACCCAGATTACGGTGATCCCCTCAATCATCATTATCACCACGGAACTGGAAGCCGTGGAAACGCCAGCGGGCATCAAATGGGCGCTGGTGGACGGCACCTCTAAAATGGTTACGCTCATCATGCGAGCACGCTCAGGCCCCCCGTTGCGCATGGATCAAGTCATCCAAGCCCTGAACGAGGAATATGCCATCGACCCCCGGAAGCTGATGCTTCCCCCCGCCACATGAAAGGATCATTCCCATGCCCGTGAACGTCAAGGACGCGCCATTCAATGCC